AGCGAGAACACAAAGCGCCATTTCCGTAAGCGGGCCAATCAGCGTGCGGCCAAGGAGCGCAAACGGTTGGAGCGGCTGGCGAGGGATGAACCGATGCCAGACATGTCGCACGTAATTATGCCGCGCCTGAAGCCCTCGGGATTTCGTGTGACAGTCGAATGCCTGGACGACGGCCAGCGGGTGAGCCTGACAGCTTCACGTCTTCCATGGGGGCTGTCTGTGTCGCCAACAATGGCCGGCAGGAAGGTTGCTGCGGTGTTGCGATACTACCAGCCTGTCACTACACTAGCGCATTGACATTTGACGAGGCTGCCGCACGATGCCGGCGTGCCAGATGCCACCACTGATCAGCCTCGACCAACCAGGCCGAGGACCCCCATAACCGACGAGGACTGCCGTACGCTTGCCGCGGCGATGCAGAACCCGTCGGTCGCGGGCAATCTTTCCGCCGCCGCGCAACTACTCGGCATCGACTACAATCGGGCAGACAAGATCGCCAAGAAGGACAGCTACTTAAAGGCAATGCAGCCTGCGGTGGATGCCAGCAAGCTGGTGCCGACATCGGTGGACGTGGTGAACCGCGGACAAATAGCACCTAATGCACTCGAAGAAGCGCGCGCCCTGCTGAAGCAGGACAAGCTCCTGGTCACCAAGGACTGGACTGGCCTCGGCCTGTCCGAGGGTAGCGCCAAGAAGATGCTGGCGATGGAACGCTTTGCCAACCTGCCGCTGATCCACTCGATCAAGACTACGCACGGCGGCATGATGTTCGCTTACTCCCGATTGATGTCGCTACTCGAGAAGTATGCCGACGAACTGGAGAGCCGCGGACTGCCGGGCGAGGACGTCATGGTGAATGGCGAGCCGCAGCCGCGCAATGAAGGCGACGTCGAGCGCGACTGGCTGCACGCCATCGTGTCTGTGTCAGCCGAGATCCGTCAGGTCAACGGCCAGCTTCAGAAGGGGCAGTTGCTCCTACTCAAGGCCAAGCAGATCGAGAAAGAGCTGGGCAAGGGTAAGGGCGGCAAGCCTCGCAAGGGTCCGCCCATCCAGGTGCTCGCTCAGCCCGGGTCGACCGTCCACTTGAACGCGCCGCAGGATCCAGCCAATGGCAAATAAGGACGACGACTTACTGCTGGAGATGGCGGCCAATCTGTCGGCCGACATTGACGATGAGCCGTTTGATCCCGGCGAGAAGGGGGATCCATCACAGACGCACTGGATGCCGCGACTCAATGAGCCAACGCAGGTCACGATGTTTGACGACCCGAGCGATATTGTTGCTGGGTATGGGCCGAAGTACACCGGGAAGTGCTATCATCCTGATGGACAGGTATATACAGAGAATGGACTGGCAAGACTAAGGCGGCTTAGTGTCGACTCAAAACCGGGTGTGCACCCAGTCGAGCACACTGTGATCGGGTTTGATGGAGAGAAGCTAGTGCCATGTAAAACCAATGCCCATTACATCGAGCCGTCACCGCATGCGCTCGAGGCCACCCTATCTCACGGCGGCGTTATCATCGGGTCGCACGCCCACCCGGTATGGTGCTGCATCGAGCACGCAGGCAAGGCCACCTTTGGCTACGCCTCGCTGTCTGAGATCGACGGATTACGAGACCAAGGCGCACGGGTTTTCACGCCTCTGATGGCGCACCCGTCGTTCTGCAAGTCCGAGCTGCAGTCCGTGCGGTTTCTATCCGGAAGCTCGCTAAACCAGCCCGACTCGTGCGCGATTACACCCAGCCTCGCATATGCGCTTGGGGCTTTGGTGGGCGACGGATCGCTTAATAATGTGGGCGTGGCCCGACGGCCGGCGTACTCAGGAATGGACGCGGAGTGCATCGACCGCGTTCAAGCGGGGCTATCCGAGGTTGGAGCAGTCATGCGTCGAACGACTGGATGGAACTGGAATATCAGTCAAAACCGGAGGCTGACAGGACTCATCATCGCACTGGGTATGGACCGCCTATCATACGCAAAGCGCATACCTGACGCCATCATCGAGTCTCCGCGCTCCGTGCTGTGCGCTTTTCTGAGTGGGCTGTTCGACACCGACGGAACAGTGGACAAACGCTATGGATCTGTGTCGCTCTGCACCACCAGCAAGTGGCTGGCGCGTGATGTTCAGTGGGCATTGCAGGCGCTCGGAATTGTATCATCAATTCGATCCAAGAAGTCAGCGAGCAAGCGCCCGACCTGGAACATCAATGTCTACGGCAGGCACGCCAGAAAGTTTGCGGATGACATCGGCTTCGCGATCAAGCGCAAGCAAGACCTGGTTCTTCAAGCAAGCACCAGCGATCGCGCGCCAAGCGGTTTCAATGGACGGGCCTATAAATACCCCCCAAGCATTTGCGGCGCGATTAAGCGGGCCTGGCTCGCGTCCCCCGTGTTAAAGGGGCGGGATCGTGCGTGGCACGAAAGCATCAGGCCGCTGGCGTCCTCATTCAAATACATCCCGTGCCAAGAAAAGCTCGGGGCGATCACTCAGCTGATTGGCGTGAGCGACGAGCTTCGGCCATATCTCTTGAGCCATAACTGGGTGGAGGTCGTTGGCGTCACCCCTATCAACAGCCCCCTGATGGATCTGTCGGTGCCCGAGCACCGTTCTTTCGTGGCCGGTGGTATCATCAACCACAATACGATCCTCTTTGGTCATAAGATAGTCCGGCACTGCTGGCAGGAGTGGGACGCCCTGTTCTTGATTCTTGGCAACTCATACGGCACACTTTCGGAAGGCGTGTGTCACGACATGACGTCGCTGATACTTCCGACCTGGGCCGAGGGAAACAAGGAGCCGGCCTACATCAAGCAGGGTGGCGTACTCGTTCCCAACCCACGCGCAGGAGAGTCTACAGATGAGGGGATAGGGCTCGAGTACACCCCATGGAAGCTAGACCCGAACAACAAGAACCTCTACCTCAAGATCAAGAATCGCTTTGGCGGGTGGTCGCGCATCCGCGTTATCAGTTCGCCACACCCATCCGAGGTCGAGGCCCGGGTCAAAGGCCCTGCCCCGTCAGGCGTGTACCTGGAAGAGGCTACGAACTGCAAGGGCAAGGAGTACTTCACCTACCCGTCACTCCAGCTGTACCGCCGCAGAGACATCACCGGCCCGCAACAGTTCCTGCTATCCTGTAATCCAGAGGATCCTGAGAACTGGGTGCATGAGTGGCTATGGAAAGACTGCGTGGTAACTGAGGGCGGGCGCGTGTGGCCCAACGACCCCGAGTCCCCTGGCATTCGGCGCGACGCATCGGTCTCCGTGTACTTTGTTCCGTACCATGAGAACATGCACAACGTCTCCCAAAAGAACCGGGAGATGCTGGAGAAGAACCTGCGCAACGATGTCATTCTGCGCCAGCGCCTGATTGAGGGCAAGTGGGTGGCGTACCCGTCCGGAGAGGCCCTGTTCAAAACCCAGTTCTCCGTGGGGCGCCACATCCATGGTGACCGGGAGAAGCAGACCGGCCTGCTGCCTGTGCCAGGCTATCCGATCGTGGTTGGCTATGACTTGGGTTCACGTCACTGCGGTATCTCGTTCCAGCAGCACATCCCTAACAGGGACGGCACTATGGTTTTGGTCTTTGATGAACTATGCTATTACGCCGAGAAGATCCCGTTCCGCCGCCTCGCTGTCGGCCTCGTCGAGAAGATGCGGTTCTGGAATGAGTGGCTACGCAACAGGCTGCAAACAGAAGTCAAAGAAGAGGATGCGAACTTATACAGCTTCTACTTCTGGCACATAGCGGCCGACGATGCGACCAACATGTGGAGCCCGAACAAGGGTTCGACCGACGCCAAGGATCTGGAGGATTATAGCAGGGAAGTCATCGCCGCCGACCCCGTTCGGTATCGCGGCATCGAGCCCATCAAGATCCGGGGTTGTCCGCGTCCGGCTGGGTCCATCGAGAAGCGTTCCAGCCTGACCATGGATGACCTGACCATCAACCAGATCGCCGTGTCTGCATTATGCCCGTGGCACGAGAAGATGTTCCTGCTGCTGGAGCACGACACCGATAATCCCATGGAGCCAAAGCCGCGGCACCGCTACATCCACACCTTTGACGCTTTCAGTTACCCCCGTTTTTACAGGCACCTGAAGCTGCCCGGTGGGTTCATCCAGCCGGATGGATCGGCCGCCGTCAATGTGACATGATTGGCATTGACTGTCATTACCTGATGGTATTGACCGTTACCCATGACACCGCTCGGCTTTAAGCGAAAAGACCTGAATGACGGCAGCTACTGCTCGCCGTGCGCACCCTGCGACGACAAGGACTATGAAGATGAGATGGTCTATCCGGAGATCAACGTCGTCGGCAAACAAGCCGATGTCTTGGGCGCCGACGCACTTGAACTCGGTGAGGAGGTCGAGGTAACCCTGCGCCTGAAGGTCAAGGGCCTGCGCGATGACTCGCGCCTGGTCAACGGGAAGAAGCAGCGCGACCTGAACCTCACTCTGCAGATTCTCGAGGCATCCGAATATACCGTCGTATCTGAAAGTGATTCCGGAGAAGAGTCCGACGACGCCTCTGAATCGTCCGACGATTCCCCTGTCCACGCCATGCTCGCTGCCACCGCCGACAAATAATGGCCGATGAATCCAGGAGCACCACTGCTTTTCTTATCCGTGAGACCTATCGTTCTGCCGGATGCTTCAACTGGAACAAGCCCAAGTTCGTCCGACTCTGCGCAAAGTTCAATGAAACGCTGGATGAGATGGGTGCGCGCATCGGGCTTACTCCGGCCCGGCTACAGCAACGCCTCGCCGTCGACCAGTTCACCGACTCCGAAGGCATTCTCCTCACCCTGCTCGAGCGCACCCTCGACAGCATAAAGTCCGGCATCCCGCCAGACGACGACCTCTTTACTCCTAGCCACCATGGTTGACATCGAAGCACTGAAAGCAGCCGGGCTCACCAATGAGCGCCTGAAGCAGATCTTCACGGCGAAGCAGCCAGCTGTCACCAAGGTCAAGCCATCCAAGAAATCGTCCGGCAAGACCGCCGACAATGCGGCCAGCGACATCCTCTCTTTCCCTGACAAGCCCACTGACTGGGATATTCGCAGCTACTACGAGAAACTGTTTGCCGAGATCCTTGACGAGGGGATGCAGCGGTGCGCCTCAGTTTACCGCCTGCACGCAGCGGCCGATTTGGCGTACGAGTCAACGCCCATCAACAAAATGGTGCTACCGTTCCTCAAGCTGGCGCAGGGGTACATCAATCTCGAGTCGTGCAAGGCGCAGATCAGCAAGCTCTCCAAGGATTGGAGTGAGACATTCTTCGAGTACGATAAAAAAGGCGTGCCACTCAAGGTAAACATGCCACGCCTGTTTGAGATCTCCCACAACCTCGTTCACTCGCTGGTCACCCGGCGCGTGGCTGCGGTTGGCACCCCGGTCTCGCAACGCTTCCCGTTTATGAAGTTCGAGAGCCGGTCTGTCACTCAGGTCGGCAAGCTGCGTGGCGATATGATGACCCAGCGCGTCGAGATCATGGCCGACCAGTACGGTTACCGGCATGACATTATCCAGAGCACGCGCGACGTCTCGCTGTACGGTCATCAGGTTGAGTTTAAGCGATCCGCCTGGGATTGCGAGAAGCAGACGCTGCGCAAGCGCGCCCCCAAGAACTCGGCCAGCGCGATCGGCAAAGAGAAGGCCAAGTTTGTCGATACGGTGGTGCGTGAGGGCGTTGACTTCGCCGCCCCGCACTCATCCCGGGTATACTCCGACTCTGCCGAGGCGCTTGCCAAGATCAATACCGACACTGGCCCTGAGTACATTGGGTATTGGGATCTCGCACGCCTCGGCGCCATTCGCTCGAACAAGGCATATTTCAACACCGAGGAGCTGCAGTATGACGCATCGGTCTACGAGTTCATTTCCGGCAACGGCGATTACTTCAGCCAGTATTACCGCGACCGCATCGTGGCCCCAGGCTCCGACCAGTCTTCCTCCGGCAATGTCAATGCCGCCGTGCTCGCCCAGGAGAATGATCGCTCGGCATCGCTGCGCAGTTACTCGGGATCGAATGACCGCGTTACCACTACTCTTGCCCAGCATTTCCACAAGATCGTGCCGAGTGATTTCGGTATCGCCAACTACGATCACCCGGTATGGCTGCGCTTCATCGTCGCCGGCAACCGCACGGTGGTTTACGCCGAGATCGTAGGCAGTGCGCCGGCCGTATGCTACCACTACAATGAGAGCGATGGTCGCCTCGTCAGCCCGACCTTCGCTCATCAGGCCATCCCTTATCAGGACCAGATCTCCAACCTACTGACCCAGTTACTGGAGATCCAACATCAGGGCTTTATGCGCATCTGGTCGCTCTGCACGGACGGTATCAAGCCCGAGGACCTCGAGAAGATTCGTGGCGGCCTGAAGAACCACGACTACTACAAGGCCAAGGACATCATCATCGAATACTCCTTGGAGAAGGCGCAGGCCATGGGGCAGGACCCCAAGATATTCAAGGAGAAGCTGCAGTCCGTGGAGATTTCCACCCGCGAGAAGACCAGCGAAATCTTTGGTTCGATTGTCCAGCTACTATCCATTGCCGAGCGCCTATTGTTCTTCTCCCCGCAGGAGCTTGGCCAGGTTGCCCCGCGCGAGATCACCGCCACCGAGGCCAACATGGTGAACTCCACCACGCTCGGTATCCGTGACTTCCATGGCATCGGTATCGACGAAGGACTCGACGCCAAGAAGCGCATCATCTTCGACAGTCTGATTGCCTTCGGTTCCGATGAGGTGGAGATACCTGTCACCGAGCGATACGATGCGTCGGTGGTCGAGGCTGCAGGCTTCAAGGTACTCGATGACGGCAGCAAGGTCGACGACCCAACCGGCCGCTTCACGCTGACTGGCGACAAGCAGGACCTGATCCACGACTACGTGTTCACCAGCCGCGACGGCTTTGATCGCCCGATGGATTCCGAGGAAGCCAAGCAGGCGGTTACCCTGCTGGATGTTTCGTCGCGTCACCCCACTCTCAACCAAATCATCACCTCGCAGCAGACGGTCGACCTGTTCAATTCCATCGCCCGCAAGATCACCGGCATCGACATCAAGCTGCGCGTGCCACAGGGCATGGATCCAAATCAGCCGCTCGGTGGCGATGCTGCCCAGAGCAAGCAGATGATGGAGACTATCGCCCAGGCCATCCAACAGATGCAGGCCCAACGCCAACAGGACCAGCAACAGATGCAGGCCCTCGCTCAGGCGGTCACGGGTCTGTCGCAGATCATCCAGTCGGTCGTCGTCAAGGATACGCGACCCACCAAGAAGGGCACAGTCAGTCCAGACATTCCGAATGGTGCGCCACCCTTGAGCGGGGTGCGCCAGCCCATGCCCGTGCCGATGCTCGGTCAGTAATTTATGCCCGCCACCACCGAAACCAAAGCCGCTGCAGAGGCGGCTACCACTACGCCTGCCTCCACCGAGGCTCCGGCTTCCAATGAAACCCAACCTAAGCTCTCTCCCGTCGAACTGATGCGGAAGAAGCTCGGCTACGTCGCCAAAGAAACCGCCGCGCCAAATGAAGCCAAGGTTGATCCAACCCCAGCAGATCCTGCGGCAAAGGAGGCTCCTCCTGCGGAAACGAAGAAGGGCGCCGAAGGAGAGCAACCCGCAGCCACCAACCAAGATCGACCAAAGGTTGGCAAGGCCGTGCCGCTCCCCCCGGCCGCACCTGCGATCAACAACGACGTAATCTCCAAAGCTATCGAGGAAGGCATCAAGGCTGGCATCGGAGCAAACAAGAAGCAGGAGCCGGCACCGGCACCCAAGCCCACGCTCAACCCGGATGATCAGGCTGAGATCGAGCTGGCCACCTACGCATCCGAGAAGCTGGCTGACAAATACGCCGACCTGCCAAATCAGATGCAGGCGTGGTTCAAGGCGCGCGATGAGTTCGTCACTGCAAAAGCCACGGAGCTCGGCGGCGCGCAGAGCCAGGAGTTCAAGGAGTTCCTCGAAGGCGACGAGTTCAAGTCGTTCGTCCGCTCGAACCGCCCGGCGTTGCGGCAGGGCGACCGCACCAAGCTGGAGCGCGAGAAGATCAAGGACGAGGCCAAGGCTGAGTCGGACAAGAAGCTGGCCGAGGCTGAAGCCAAGTGGCGTCGCGAGCTGGCCGAACTCAAGCATGGCCCCGCGATCAAGGCTGAAGTCAACGCCGCTGTCACCGACATGCTCACCGATGACGATGATGTGATCACCGCCTATCGCACCAACCCTGACGCCGCGTTGGCCGAGCGCCCGATCGAGGCCCAGGAGATCCATTCCATCGCCACCTCTATCGACCGATCTGCCCAGGAATACCTGCGCATCTCCCGCGGGCTGGTCGACCCAAGTCCCGACGACAAGCTGCACAAATGGCTCGATGACTTCTTGGTCAACCAAGGCAAGGTGCTGGACTCGCTCCCTGTCGAGAAGCGCACACGCGACGGCAAAGTGCTTGTCTCGATGGAAACCTACAGCCGCGTACTGAAGACCAATCCGAGCGATGCCGGCAACTACCAGACGTGGAACGATAAGGACGTACTGACAATGCTCAGCGCGCTTGGAAAGAATGCCATCAAAACCAGCGTACAAAAGGTCCGTACATCGCTGGAGAAGAGCGGGTTCCAGCGTAAGCCGGTCGAGACCACAAAGACGGATGACGCGCAAACAGGTAAGGCTGCGTCGGCCGCACCGTCACCAAAAGCATCTACTGCACGCGCCCCCGGCCCGAGTGGAAACCCGGCGTCGAACGAGCGTCCGCTGCACATGAAGGTGCTGGGATACAGAGGCGATTGATTCTAGTCATTTGACGCACACTGCAACAGGGCTCCGGCATCACAGCCGGGGCTCTTTTTTTTGGACGGGTTGGCTTCGTCCTGTCTGTCAGTGTGATATGGTAATGACCGTAATAAGGAAAAACCATGTCATACTTCAACGCTTGTCTCCCAACCTTCGCCCGCGTTCCGGACGGCTCCGGCCTCTCCCTGACGCGCGCTTCGTATACGCCCCTCACCCCTGATGAGTTCGTCGCCGAATCCATGCAGGAAAATCTGCGCGATGCCTACGCCAAGGCCGCCGAACTCCGGATGCGCGGCTACATGCCGAGCCTCATGGACAAGATTCTCCTTGGCCGCACCAAGGACTACAGCGCGAACCTGCAGACGATCAAGGCTGGTCCCCAGTCCATCCTGCAACCGTTCATCAGCTTCAAGCAGCGCGGCGCTCTCAACAACAGCATGTTCGAGATCACCGCTGGCGTTGATCAGGGCGACGGATGGCGCTGGGTGCTGACCGTCAAGAACGTGTCGGCCGGCTGGCAGAAGTCCACGCCCCGCATCGACACCCAGTTCCAGGTCGGCAATACCGTCATCGCGATCTTCGTCTCCTCGACCGGCGCATCCGTTGCCCGTCAGCTCGAGATCACCGCGGTTGCCGA